TACACACCGGAAAACACAGATAGGGATATACCATAATGGCAACACTATACAATCAAAAAACCGTCGCAACAAATACCGCATCTGTTGGAGCGCAAGGTGCTACAGCATTTACATATAAAGGTTTTAATTCTTCACAAACTAAAAGTCAATTTAAGCTATTTGATATTGATTTAGTTAAACAAGATTTAATAAATCATTTTTATATTCGTAAGGGAGAAAAATTAGAAAATCCAGATTTTGGAACAGTTATCTGGGATTTATTGTTTGAGCCTTTTACAGAAGATGTTAAAAAAATGATCGCAAGTGATGTTGAAACAATTATTAACTATGACCCCCGTATTGCTGTAAATGCGGTTATTGTAGATAGTACAGACCAAGGAATAAGAATAGAAGCTGAATTAATATACCTGCCTTTTAATTTAAACGAACGACTTAAGTTAGAGTTTGATAAAAGCAATCGTACAATTAACTAAGCAGTTTATTTTCCGCGATAAATATAGAATAGGAAGGTAAAATGACCGCTACAACTAGACAAAATAATTTAATTCTAAACGAAGATTGGAAACGAATCTACCAGACATTTAAGAATGCTGACTTCAAAAGCTATGACTTTGAAAATCTTCGTCGTGTAATTATTGATTACATTAGAGAAAATTACCCAGAAGATTTTAATGATTATATTGAATCTAGTGAATATCTTGCCTTAATCGATGCTATCGCATTTTTAGGCCAAAGTTTAAGTTTCCGCATTGATCTAGCATCTAGAGAAAACTTCATTGAATTAGCTGAACGTAAAGAAAATATTCTGCGTCTAGCTAGAATGTTAAGCTACAATGCTAAACGCAACATCGCTGCGGAAGGATTATTGAAGTTTGACACAATCAGCACAACAGAAGATATTGTTGATGGTAACGGAAAAAATCTAGCTCAACAAGTGATTATTTGGAACGATCCAACTAACACCAATTGGAACGAACAGTTCTTATTGGCCTTAAACGCAGCAATGACTGATAACACAGAATTTGGTCGCAGTCAAGGCACTGCATTTATTGACGGTATTCAAACAGATCAATACAGATTCAGAACCACATCAAGGGATGTGCCTATCTATACATTTGTAAAAACAGTAGCTGGTCGAAGAATGGCGTTTGAATTAGTAAGCACATCATTCCTAGGTAAAGAATCGATATACGAAGAAGAACCAACTCCTGGTAATCAACTAGGATTTATTTACAAGAACGATGCACGTGGACCGTCAAGTCCAAACAACGGATTCTTTTTACTTTTTAAACAAGGCAGTTTAGAAGTAGCTAATTTTAAAATCGATGTTCCGGTAACAAATGAAAAAGTGGCAGTTGATGCACAGGGCATTAATAATAGTGATGTATGGTTATTTGCTCTAAACTCCCAAGGCGGCCAATCAACTAAGTGGACACAAGTACCAAATTTAGTTGGAAATAATATTGCCTACAATAGTTTGTCAAACCAGGTTAAAAATATCTACATGGTTAACACTAAAGAAAATGACAAAATTGATTTATTATTTTCTGATGGCGTGTATGGAAACTTGCCACAAGGTAATTTTAGAATTTACTATCGTGTAAGTAACGGTCTTTCATATTCTATCACTCCTGCAGACATGCGAGGAATTACAATTTCTATTCCTTATGTAAACGCTGCCGGAGCTGCCCACACGTTAACTGTGAGCATGAGTCTAAAATATACCAAGTCATCGTCTGCTCCATCAGAGACTGTAGATTCAATTAGAGCAAATGCACCAGCAACATACTATACACAAAATAGAATGATAACTGGAGAAGACTATAACCTTGCTCCGTTATCTAGTAGTCAGGATATTTTAAAAGTAAAAGCAATTAACAGAACATCGAGCGGAATATCTCGAAATTTTGATTTAATTGATGCTTCAGGGAAATATAGTAGCGTTACAGTGTTTGCCGATGACGGATACCTTTATAAAAATCCAAGTGAAATAGTTTCTAGTTTTAAATTTGTTAATAAGGTTGATATCTATAATTTTATTAGACAATATTTAGAAACTATTTTGTCGGACACAGATACCTACAACTTTTATCTTACAAAATTTACAAAAGTAATATTTGTTGATGATACATCATTATGGACAGATGTTGTAACCCGTAACGGATCAAGTACAGGCTATTTTAAAAATTCAGTAGATAATACTAAATTAAAAACAGGTGTTTATACAAATAATACATTAAAATATCTAACACCGGACTCATTAATTAAATTTGTTCCAGGAAAAGGCAAAGCATTTAAAAAAGGTGCAATAGTAACTGCTGATCCAACAGATCCATTGCAAACTTCTTATATATGGGTTAAAGTTATTAGTGTGGCCGGCGACGGAACAAATGCAGGTAGGGGAGTACTTACTACGGGTTTAGGTCCAATAACATTAAGTGGCACAATTCCGACAGGTGCAATAGCATCAAGACTAGTACCAAAATTTGTTTCTAATTTACCTACTTCTCTTGAAACAGAAATTGTAAATTTAGCCTTTGCAAACATTAATTTTGGTCTTCGATACGACGTAACAGATACTACATGGAAAATCATAACACCTTCCAATCTTAATCTAGTCGACGATTTTAATTTAGGTAAAGCTGGAGATATTAGCAATTCAAATCTAGATGCCTCGTGGGTTATTGCATTTATTAAACAACCAGATCGTTATGTTGTAAAATCAAGAGGCATGGAATATGTCTTTGGTAGTATACAGCAGAATAGATTTTATTTTGATCCAGGGCAAAAAATTTACGATAGTCTTAATGGCACCGTTATTAAAGATCAGGTTAGAATATTAGGCGTTAATACTGCTTCTGATAAAATTACACAATTAGTACAAGATATTCCTTTTGAAATTAGTGATAGTATAAAATATGAAGATGGGTATCAGAGCACTAATGAAATTAAATTAGGATTCTATGATAGCAATAACGATGGTGTGATCGATGATCCTGACGAATTTGAAAGAGTTGTAGGACTAGACTCCGATACTCCGTTTATTTTCTTTAAACAACTTGTTGATACAACAGGATCGATTGTTTATCAATACTTTGACAATTCTAACGATATTATTATTCCTATACGACGAGAGCTTGATGTAAACATCAATGATCCATATGTAGATGGCCAATTATTTTATTTTTATGATAGTACAGAAAATGTTATAAAGCGTATTAGTAGAGCAACAAATACTTTTGTTATTGATAATACGTATAGAGGAAATATTGGACGTGCAAATATAAAATTCCAATATATTCATAATGCAAACGTGGATCGTAGAATTGACCCAAGCGTTAGTAATATTATTGATGTTTATTTGTTAACAAGATCTTACGATACAGATTTTAGAAATTATTTGGCAGGCCTTATACCGAGTCCCGGAGCTCCAAGTTCTGACAGTTTACGAATTAATTTTGGTTCAAATTTAAATGCAATCAAATCTATTAGCGATGAAATTATTTTCCATCCAGTGACATATAAAGTATTGTTCGGAGCAAGTGCAGATAGTAAATTACAGGCCATATTTAAAATAGTAAAAAATCCAGGCCGCACTTCAAACGATAACGATCTTAAAGTTAGAATTGTTTCAGCAATTAATACATTCTTTGAAGTATCTAATTGGGACTTTGGCGATAAGTTCTATTTGTCGGAGTTAATCACATATGTACTTAATTCAACATCTCCTGATATTTCTAATATGACAATTGTACCAAAACAAGCCTCTCAGTCTTTTGGTAGTTTGTTTGAAATACAAAGTAAAGCAGACGAAATTTTTGTTAGCGGAGCTACCGTGGACAATATTGAAATTGTATCTTCTATAAATGCAGCAGAGATCGGTGCGATCTCTTCAACGATTGTAACATCTACCAGTAATAACTAATTATGGCAAACAACGTATTTCCTAAAAGTCAACTACCAATTCGCAGAACTGTTGAATTCCTTCCGCAGGTATTTCAAACCGATGCTAATGACAAATTCTTCAATGGTGTATTTGATCCATTAATTCAACCAGGAACATTAGAAAAAACTGTTGGATATATCGGCAAACGATACGGTAAAACTTATAAAGGCGGTGATGTCTATCTTGATACTGACAACACCTTAAGAAGTCGATATCAATTAGAACCGGCAATTATTACTCGTGTTGACGGTGAAATCACAAGTTTTTATGATTATCTTGATTTAAAAAATATGTTGTCTTTCTTTGGGAACACTGAAGAACGAGATGATTTAACAATGCACCAATCGCACTATTCCTGGAATCCTCCAATCGATTGGGATAAGTTTATTAATTATCGAGACTATTATTGGGTCCCAAGCGGTCCTCCGCCACTTCGGGTATATGGTCAAAACTCTACAGTTACTAGTACATATAGAGTAAAATTAGCAGAACAATCAGCATTTGTATTCTTCCCAGACGGATATACAAACAATCCCACCCTTACTTTATATCGCGGCCAAAAATACAAATTTATTGTCAATGCTCCGGGTAACGGATTTTCTATTAGAACTTCATACGACACTGGTTCGTTGCTTTATGTTCCTGACATGGCTTATCAGGCAGGCGCAATGGTCTTATTTGATGGAGGGCTTTGGAAAGCTAAGGTAGCTATTGCTCCAGGAGACGGAAGTACTATTGATAAAAATTCTCAGGATTGGGAATTTGTCGAACTAGCTGATAGCCCAACAGCATTAGATTACACTAACGGTCTTACAAATAACGGTGTAGAAAATGGAACAGTAACGTTTGATATTCCATATAATGCACCGGATGTATTATACTATCAAAGCAAAACTGATCCTAATAGATTCGGCAGGATCTTGATTGAGGATATTATTTCTAATACTACTCTTGATATAGAAAAAGAAATTCTAAACAAGGTAACTTATACAAGCGGAAACAATATTACATTTAGTAACGGCATGATAGTTACATTTGGTGGCAATGTTACTCCTGCAAAATATATTAAAGGAACATGGTTAGTCGAGGGAGTCGGAACAAAAATTAGTCTTACTCTATTTGATGAATTAGTAATTCCGGTATTAACTGCTACTCGTCCAGAAGTATTATTTGATAATGACGGGTTTGATGATGTTCCTTTTGATGATGCAACAACTTACCCTGCTTCTCAAGATTATATTACAATTGCAAAAAGTAGTAAAGATGCAAACCCATGGTCACGATACAATCGTTGGTTCCATAGAAGTGTTCTAGAATATTCACATCGGATATCTGGATCAAGTTTTGACTCTGGCGAAACAGCTAGAGCAAAACGTCCTATTCTTGAATTTCAAGCAAATTTAAAATTGTTTCAACATGGTACCCATGCAAAAGCAACAGTTGATTTTATTGATACATTTACAACAGATGTATTTTCTAAGATTGAAGGAAGCACTGGATATAATATCGACGGCGAGGATGTATTTGAAGGGTCGAGGGTTTTAGTTGTTGCTGATAAAGATAGTTTAGCCAACAATCAAATATATGAAATTAATTTCATTACATTTGAAGGACGTAAACAAATAACTTTAAAAACAGTTGAAGACACGTTATCTATAATCGGTGAGACTGTATTAGTTAAACGTGGCGCGATGAATCAGGGGCTTATGTATTATTTTGATGGTAGCTCTTGGCTTCCAAGTCAAGCCAAGGCATCAGTAAATCAGTCACCGCGATTTGATGTATTTGACGAGTCGGGAATTAGTTTTGGCGATAAAGAGACCTATCCTGTTTCAACTTTTGTTGGTACTAAAATTATTAGTTACATGGAAAACCCAGCAGGTGTTGCCGACAAGTATTTAGGATTTGCATTAAGCCACTTAAACATTGACAATATTGGAGATATACAATTTGCTAATGATTGGGATATTGATACATTTACGTATGAAGTTGATCGCCAAGCGATTACTGGTCGTATCATTACAGGGTATTATAAATTTAACGATACCGGTGATTATGCCAACGGGTGGATTGAAACTTCTAACAAATATATTCAACCGATCATTGATTCACAAATAATACAGATTGCAACGTCGTCAGTAACACTTACTACAATAGATTGGGATAAATTAGACGATACTGCTGAAATTTATTTTTATCTTAACGGAGTAAAATTAACAACATCATATACTAGATCTTCTAAAACTTTTACATTTAATAGGACCTTTGCAGTTAATGATGTACTTGTTGTTAAGGTATTTGCAAACATTCCTCCTGATACAGGATATTATGAAATTCCTGTTGCGCTAGAAAAAAATGCAGGAAACAAACCAATTGAATCATTTACGTTTGGCCAAGCAGTGGATCATGTTACAACCGGTTTAGAATTTTACCCTGAGTTTACTGGATTGTTTGCAGGTGATAGTGGAAACCTTAGAGATATTTCTGGATACCAGCAATACACTACACGCTTTTTAAAACATGCAAATCTTTCTGGACTATCTATTTTTATCTTAGCTGATAAAGATTTTAATATCATTAAATCAATTAAGTTTGCTAAAAAAGCGTACACTGAATTTAAAAATAATTTCTTGACAGCAATCGGTCAAATTAATTACGATAGTAATATTGCAAATTTTGTCGATGCTGCAATAAAAGAAATTACAAAAGCCAAAACTGATGCTAGTCCATTTTCAAACTCGGACATGATCGGTAGCGGATCTTATACACCAATTTATTATACTGTTGAAGATACTGGAATAAAAACTATTGCCTTATCGGAACAATTTAGTTTAGATCTGTATCCAACACATACAAGACGTGCGGTGTATGTGTATCATAATGACAGACAATTAATTGTTAACAAAGAATACGATTTCAATTTAACATTCCCGTTTGTGAATCTTATGATTGATCTGCAGGAAGGCGATAGTATTGAAATTAGAGAATACACTTCTACAGCTATTAATTTTATTCCAGAAACACCTACAAAATTAGGAATGTATAAAAAATATTTTCCTAAAAAGTTTTTAGATGATACCTACGTTGAACCTCGAATGATGATTCAGGGTCATGACGGTAGCTTAATTGCTGCATTTGGAGACTATCGTGATGATGCTATTTTAGAATTAGAATTGCGCATCTATAATAATATTAAATCAGAATATGATGAAGAGATTTTTGATAATGATGCTGTTCTTGGCGGATATTATCAAACTGGTGTTTTTGGTAGAGATAAAGTCTCTGAAATTATCAATAGAGAATTTTTAGGTTGGATTTCAAATTCAAATGTCAATTATATCAATAATAATTATTTTGATTCTGAAAATTCATTTACCTATACATATTCTAAAATGGCTGACCCTACAGGGACACAAAATCTTTTAGGATACTGGAGAGGAATTTATCGATGGTTCTATGACACCGATAGGCCACATCGCTGTCCATGGGAAATGTTAGGATTTAGCGAGCAACCTGATTGGTGGGAAAGTGAATATGGTCCAGCTCCGTATACAAGTAATAATTTAATCCTGTGGGATGATCTTGCAAACGGCGTTATCAGACAAGGACCTCGAGCCGGTCAATATTCTCGATACTCTAGATCAACATTATTATCGCATATTCCTGTTGACGGCGATGGCAAATTATTGAGTCCGTTGGATTCTAATCTTGCACAAAACTTTTCTTTGGTTAATGCTCAGGCAGATTTTGCACTTGGAGACGTAGCTCCGGTGGAACATGCTTGGTATAACTCTAGTGAATATCCATTCGCTATTAGTCTAGCATTGGCATTACTAAGACCTGTTGATTTCATCGGCCAAAACTTTAATCGAATTCAATCTACGACAAACATTTTAAAACAAAAAGTTTATAGAGCATCCGGAACATTTATTGTTCAAGAAGACCTATTACCTGACAATCTTGGCACAACCGATACTAACGGTTTAGTAAATTGGGGAGCAGATTATCTTAAGAGTCAAAATATAGATATTGGGGTGTTAGGAACACAAGTTATCGCAGCGATTGATATTGCATTAACACATCGACTAAGCGGGTTTGTTGACCAAAATCAACAGAAATTTATTTTAGATAGTAAGACTCCGTCGTCGACTTCGGGTAATGTATTTGTTCCTCCCGAAAATCAAAAAATATTTTTTAATATTAGTACCCCTATCCGAACTATCGTTTATAGTGGCGTAATTATTGAAAAATTAGAGAGAGGTTGGAAAGTTCGCGGGTATGATACGTTACAACCTTATTTCAAATATTTTGAACCTATTCCTACACAATCCGATGGCTTAATGGCAGTCGGTGGAGTGAGTGAAGAGTTTATAGTATGGACTGCCCAACAATTTTTTGGTAACGGTGTCATTATTCAATATCAGAATGAATATTACAGAAGTTTAAGTAGTCACACATCGGGATTGACTTTTGATTCTACATTATGGAAAAAACTTCCAGGATTACCTAAGAAAAATGCTGTTGAAGCATTAAACAGAAAAACATTTAATACAGTTTCTGAATCTTCATTAAATTATGGAACCATTTTAACAACGATTCAGTCAGTGGTTGATTTCCTGTTTGGTTACGAACAATATCTAATTTCTCAAGGATTTAAATTTGATCGCTACGATAGCGACAACAAAGTTACACAAAACTGGACAACAAGTGCAAAAGAATTTATGTACTGGACGGTGCATAATTGGGCTATCGGATCTTTAATTACATTAAGTCCGGCCGCCGAAAAATTAGACATGTCTTTTGCAATCGGAGTTCCTGCAGATCTGTTAGATAGTTTTTATGATTATCAAGTTTATAAGAGTGACGGAACGCCAATTGCACCAAGTTACTTAAACATCAAACGAGAGATTCAGCGTGTGACTGTAGAAACAACAAATACTACAGACGGAATTTATTTCTTTAAAACCCATCTAGTAATTAAAGAACATGTAGTTATTTTTGATGACCGCACAGTGTTCAACGATGTTATCTATGATAAAGCCACGGGCTATAGACAAGAAAGAATTAAATCAAGGGGATTCCGCACAGTTGATTGGGACGGCGATTACACCAGCCCTGGATTTATCTATGACAATGTGAATATTTCAGTATGGCAACCATACACTGATTACAAACTCGGCGACATTGTATCATACAAATCAAACACATGGACAAGTCAAAAAAATCAAGTAGGCACCTTAGAGTTCGATAATACTAAATGGACGATCTTAGACTCAACTCCAGAAAAATCATTAGTTCCAAATTTTGATTATAGAATTAATCAGTTTTCAGATTATTATAATTTAGATTCAGATGGGTTGGAATCGAGCCAACGTGATCTGGGTCGTCATGCAGTTGGTTATCAAAAGAGAGAATATTTACAAAATCTTGCAGAAGATGATGTAACACAATTTCAATTATATCAAGGATTTATTCGAGACAAAGGTACAATTAATGCCGCTACTAAAATATTTGACAAACTTAGCAAGACTACAGAAGATGCTATTGTAGTAAATGAAGAATGGGCATTTAGTGTTGGAACATTTGGTGGCAAAGATCAGTTAAAAGAAATAGAATTTTCTTTAGATAAAGGCAAATTCCAACTCAATCCACAACCGATTGTGTTTGTTTCTGCGGAACCGAGCATAACACTTTTAGACCAATATTTGCGTATTCCGCCGTCACAGTTTACAAAGTCTGATTCTCCTTTTGTAACTAATATGTTACCGAAAGTTGCAGCTGACAATTTGCAAACTGCAGGGTACGTTAAGCTAGATCAAGTTGATTACATTTTAAAATCTCGTTCCGATATCATAAATGTAGATATTGCTGAGGTTAGAGAAAATGATCACTTCTGGATTACATTTGATAGTTATTCGTGGACTGTGTTAAGGTTGAATAAAAAACCAATTTTATCAATTACATCTGTAACAAAACTTAATACAACGGTTACATTGACTTTTAATCGTGATCATAAATTAGCAGTAGGCGATGTTATTGGAATTACTGAGATAGTAAACCTTACAGGATTCTTTGAAATATCATCAGCTACCTTGCGTACAATAACAATTACAGTTGCTTTGAATGCAAAAGAACCATTAGTTGATCAAAGCACAGTATACGGAATTTACGGATTCACTGAAGCTAGAATTAAATCGTCGGCAGATCTTTCGCCAACATCAGCAGCAGCATTAAAAGCTGGAGCAAAATTATGGCTAGACTCTGTTGAAGGTATCGGCTGGCAAGTTGTTGAAAAAAATAAAGTGTTTGAATATAAACAACTTACTAACTACGGAACAACAGTTCCTCTAGGTGCAGGATCGGCGGTTCTTCATGCAGATATATTAAAACAGACAATCGTGAGCATGCCAGCATCGTCGATAGTAACAACATATCTTGAAAGCGATACGTTGCAGATTAAACAAGTTATACTTCCAGAATTAATACTAACATCAATATTAGGCAACTCGTTTGGATCTGCAATGGCAGTGAGCCCAGACAACAGATGGTTAGTAATTGGAGCACCAAACGCATCCGGAGCATTATCACACTTTAGGGGAGAATACAGCGCCACCGTAGATTACAACGAAGGAGACATTGTTTTATCTCATGGTAAATTGTGGACTGCTAATAAATTTGTTCCTAAAAATAAAGATGATAGCACTCATAATATTATAGGTCTCGGCTCTAGCGATTGGGATACTGCAACAGTGGTTTCTTATGATCCGGTACATGGCACTAGTGTAGGTCCAGCAAAGCAGGGATTGATCAACATTTATCAATGGACAAATAATAACTGGCAGTTATTTAAAATTTTGTTAAGTCCAAGAATCGCCGCAAATGAATTGTTCGGTAGTAAAATTTCTATAGGTTTTGATGGATTTGATTATTGGATGTCAGTTTCTGCCCCAGGGGCGTTGGCTGATCGCGGTCGAGTATACCTTTTCAAATTTAGCGGCACTGAATGGGTAATGCATGAAAATAATAATTATCGTGGTGTATATGAAAGTAATGTAAGATATCATAAAGGCTCAATAGTTTGGTGGGACAGTAAACTATGGGAAGCACAAGTTGATATCAACGAAGATAGTGCTAGTGATAGTACAATCGCTATTCAAAGTAATGACCCAACGTTCGCGGCCGAATGGAAACAAATAGATCCAGTCTTTACACAGAATTCGTTACCGACAAACATTGCATTAGTTGACGATGGATCAACTCTAGGGTTAGGCCTATTAAGTAAAACACAACAGGCTGAATTAACCAAGCAAGGTGATCAGTTTGGTAATAGCATCGCTATGAACAAAGATGGATCAATACTAGTCGTTGGAGCACCAGATAGTGATGGCGAATACTTTGAAAATTATAAAGGCGAGTGGAACAACTATCAAGAATACCAAGTCGGCGATGTTGTTAAGTATGTTGGAAATAATAACAATCCCGGATATTCTTCTCAGGGATATTACAAACTAGTTGATGTTAGGGTCTGGACTGATTCTACTCCTTATGATTCGACATTAACATTTAATAGTGTAAATCAATCTCCAGAAAATGGAGATCCTTGGATATCAGTAGGAGATAGTTCCTCTTATTCAACAGGTAAAATTTACATCTATCAACGAGATAGCAATCAGATATATCAGTTAAAGCAAACAGTCACAGCACAATCATTAAATGATATAAACGATACTGGCATTAAAGAATATCTATACATTGGCGATAAATTTGGATTTGCAGTTGATGTAGATGCTTCCGGAAAAAATATTGTTATTTCTAGCCCACTTGCAGATATTAATCTACAAAATCAAGGATCGGTATATTATCTCAGTAGTGTAAATTTAGATACGCCCGAATGGCGATTAAAGCAAAAATTAGAAAGCTATGACGAATACAACAATATTCTATTTGGTTCAAGTGTTAGCATTAGTGCAGGAACTGAACGTATTGTAGTAGGCGCAAAAAATACACCGTATAAGAAATATTCATATTTTTCCGATAATACAATATTTGATAAAAACACAACTTCGTTCTCTGAATTTCAAGGGTATGCTGGCCAGGTATACTCCTTTGAACGTGTCGGTGGAAAATATCTATTATCTGAAAAATTACAAGCAGACTTACAAGAACACGAATCCTTTGGGCATAGTGTCGATGCCACTGCTGATGTTATTGTAGTCGGATCGCCTAATTATCAAACGATTACAAACCGTTTAATAGACGATGTAGTTATAGGTACACGTTATACTATTGTAAGTACCGGTAACGCCACTAAGCCGACCGATTTTAGATTAGTTGGAGCTATCACCGGTGATGTTGGTGAATCCTTTGTCGCTACGAAATCAGGCATTGTGTCTGCTGGTAGTTTTGTTGTTGGAAAAATTTATATTATTCGTTCAACCGGATCTACACTATTCACATCAATCGGTGCTGCTGACAATGAACCCGGTACGGTCTTTAAGGCAACAGGTATCGGAAGTGGAGACGGAACAGCAGTTCAAGGAACTGGAAGCGTAAGTACAGTTGACTTAATCGGTACAGTTAGAACATTTACAAAAATTAATGGTAATAGTTCATTCACAACTTTAGAACAACAAGAATTACTAGTAGATACTACTAAAATTAAAAATATTGCATTGATCGATAATATTAAGAATATAAAAATATCAGACGTGGATATTGTAGATAACGCCAAATTAAAAATATTAGATGTGGCCGAACAAGAATTAAAATTTAAAACGCCATACGATCCTGCAACTTACACTAATGGTACTGATGAGCAAGTAGTAGCACCAGACTCTGCCTGGTTTGAAAAGAATGTGGGAAGATTATGGTGGAATCTTTCTACTGCAAAATGGGTTTATTACGAGCAAGGAGATACTGCGTATAAAGTAGGAAATTGGAATAGATTGATCACTGGAGCAAGTATCGACGTATACGAATGGGTAGAATCTGTATTACTACCATCTGAGTGGAGTGCGTTAGCAGACACTGCCGATGGAATAGCTAATGGAATTTCTGGGCAACCGCTATATCCAAACGACGATGTATATTCGGTTAAACAAATTTATAATCCAACTACTCAATTATTAACCGACACTCGATATTATTATTGGGTTAAAGGTTCGACAATTTCACCAACCAATGTTGTTGGAAGAAAACTATCAGCCGCAGCGGTTGCAGCATTGATTGTCGATCCAGCAATTCTTGGATCACCAACATTGGCAATTATTGACAGTGACACCATCCTGGCCTATAACTTTGCTAATGCTCTAACTTCCGGTTCGGGGTTACTTAACATTGAATTATATAAAGATGAAATAATAGTCAATCCTGTTCATAAAGAATATTTGCTATTATCCGAAGGTGTTGCTGATAGCATACCTAATTCTTTACTAGAAACAAAATGGATCGATAGCTTAGTAGGTTTTGATCAAGCAGGTAATCCAGTTCCTGATTCAAAATTGCCAGATCGAGACAAATACGGTTTAAGTTTTAGACCAAGACAGTCGATGTTTAAAAATAAGGCAACAGTTTTACAAACCGTAGTTAACAATATTAATTTAATTTTGGCTACTCAGCCGTTCAGTGATACATTAAACTTTAACACATTAAATCTTTTTGATGACGTGCCTGCGGTTGAATTAAATGATTATGATGAGGCAGTTTCTACATTAGTAGACCTAACACAGTATCCAGTTACTCGTGTAAGACGGGCAGTACTTGTTCCTAATATTATTAACGGTGAAATTGATACTATAGATATAGTGGAGTCAGGGTTTGGATACAAAATTGCACCGTATATTGAGATCGAAGGCGGCGGCACTGGTGCCACAGCTTCAGTAACTATTGATAAACAAGGCAGAATTAATTCGGTGTTAATTGTAACAAGAGGAAAACGATATGACTCAGCACTAGTTAAGATTAGAGAATATTCTGTACTAGTTGAATCAGACCCATCAATAGACGGATATTGGGCGATTTATTCTTGGGATCAAGATAGGAATCAATTTTATAGACGCAAGGCGCAGGGATATGACACACGCCGTTATTGGGAGTCAGTTGATTGGTGGAAAGACGGTTACAGCCCACTAACAAAAATTGCATTTGAAATTCCTGCATTGTATCTAGAACCAACTCTGATAGTAAATGTTGGCGAGCTAATTCGTGTTCAAGAATATGGCAACGGTGGCTGGGCAGTATTAGCAAAAACTGAACCAGGACTAGGCGATGTGTTAGGCAATTATATCCTTGTAGGAAGAAACTACGGAACAATTGCTTTAAAAGAATCATTATATAATACATCAACAACATCTATAGGTTACGACAATGTTGGATTTTATGATACAAATTTATATGATTTATATCCAGCAACAGAGTTAAGAAATATTTTAAAAGCTGTAAAAGAAGATATCTTTGTCGATGATCTAACAGTTGAATGGAATAAATTATTCTTCACTAGCATTTCTTATGCGTTCTCAGAACAGCCAACAATCGATTGGGCATTTAAAACTAGTTTCATTAATGCCACGCATAATGTAGGAACTCTTGAGCAAAAATTAAATTATAAAAATGATAACTTGCCGGCCTATCAGCAATATCTAGAAGAAATTAAACCTTATAGAACTTCTATTAGAGAATATACAAGTCGATATAATTTTGTAGAACCGTCAAACACAACTGCGGTTGATTTTGACTTACCACCGGTCTATTCTCCACGCGATGGAAAAATTGTGCCTGTCGGACAAGGATATAATTTATTTGATCAATATCCGTGGAAGTTTTGGGCCGATAATCAAGGATTTTCGATATCTGAAATCAATGTATCATACGGTGGTGAAAATTATATAACCCCACCAAAAGTTATTATTGAAGGTAACGGAACTGGAGCAACAGCCCGAGCATTTGTATCTAATGGTGTGGTTTCCGGAGTTGAAGTTACATCTCCAGGAAAAAATTACACATTAACCCCAACGATAACATTAGTTGGTGGAAACGGATCTAGTCTTAAAATTGCAAAGGCAGCAGCTACGTTGGGAGATAGTAAAGCCAGAATATTTGACATGACATTAAAATTTGATAGAATAACTAAAGACGGAATATTAGCGTCATTTAGCAATTCACAGCATTTTGATGTTACTGGAGTTACTGCGGTATTTGATCTTACATATGCACCAACGAGAGATAAAAACAAAATCAAAATATACAAAAACTCTCAATTAGTATTAAACAGTGAATATAATTTACAATTTTATAGATCAACGGTCGACACTTATCGATTGTTAAAAGGTAAATTAATTTTTATTACTCCTTTAGTAAAAGGCGACACAGTTGATATTGAGTATGAGAAAAATGACGAGTTATTAGACGGTGTTAATAGAATTCAAAAATATTATGCACCGAAAGATGGAATGGTCGGTAACGATGTTAGCCAATTGATAACAGGTATTGATTTTGGCGGAGTACAAGTACAAGGTACAACATTTGAAGTCACAGGCGGGTGGGATGCTCTTCCATGGTTTACTGATGGATGGGATAGTGTAGATCCTAATTCAGATTATTATGTAGTAGTTGACGGCAGTACAGCGACAATAAAATTACCATTTATTCCTGCAGCTGGACAAATGATTTCAATCTACGTAAAACGTGCAGATACAAAGAACACTGTTAGGATTGATGATCCTTTTTATGATCGCTATGATGGATCGACGGTGTTAGAAAATGGATTAAAAGCTAGACCGTCAACCTCGTTAATGCCAAGTTTCCGCGGCGACGGCAGCACCACTGATGTTAATTTTGAAGGTTACTTTAGAATGCATGCTGGTGATTTAATGATCTTTAGACCGTTCGAAAGCGATGGTTCTGTAGAAATTAATGATCCTAATTTATTAGATACAAAAATCATTGGCGGATCTCTATCTGCAATGGGCGGAGCCTACTCAACAGCAACTGGCAAAACACCCGAAGAAATTATTTTAGACGGCGATGAATTCATAACTCCTACACAGGTACCTGCACCAGAAGAAAACATTCCAGGACAGATATTAGATAGTGTTAGTATTAAAGTTTTCCAGAATACAAATACCGGTTCAGCTCCAATGCAGAATACAGTATTAATCAGCGATGGTTCAACTACGCGATATCCGATCGGATTAACTATACTTGAGTCGTCTTCAATTTTAGTATATGTGAATAAAGTAAAATATGGATACTATGATTATAATGATGATAGCAACCTAGATTATACTATCAATTTTAATACTAATGAGATTGTATTTTTCACAGCGCCACCTATAAACGCACTAATTGAAATTATTGCAATCGGCAGGGGTGGAGTAGGATTATTAGATTATCAAGAGTTCATTACAGACGGTAATACAGATCTATTCTTAACACAAGCAGAATATGAAATGACACAATCAGTATTTGTAACTCTTGACGGTGACCATGTGGATACGAGATTTACAAATAGCTCAGATATTGCTGCTACTACTGGCGCAGATATCGCACTAGAAAAAGCCATAGTTCAGTTTGCAAATAAACCATCTGCAGGACAAATATTAAAAATTATTGTGTTTGGAGCATCATTAAATTCAGACAGTAGCGGGCAATCGGTTATTCGAGTAAACAATCAACGATTTACTTTTACCGGTAATCGTACATTTGAATTAGATAAGTTTATAGACCTGTCAAGAAGCTCAGCATCAAGTTCAATGATAGTGATGTTGAATAATAAAAAATTACGCGGTGCAGACACGTATTATGTAGTGTATGATGGAACAAATAATAATGTTCTAGTAGGTACAGATCCAGTTGCAACGATAACAGCAGTAGATATTAAAGTTTATATCAATAATATATTGCAACCTTTCGTTACAGCATATGTTTATGACGGTGTTACAAAGACGGTAACTGTAAACACGGCTTTCTTAGAATTACAGGATGTTATTAAAATTGAAATATTAGTTAGCTCAGAATATTCAATTAGTGCGAATAATAATTTAAACATCAACTCGAGTGTAGCAATGACCAGCGGCGATCGTTTAGAAGTAACATGGTTTAGTGAATATGCAACATATGATATTGTGTCTGATACATATGCTGGCGGAAAAGTAAACTATCCTCTTTCTCGTGCCCCACTAGACGATAATTATGTTTGGGTGTATGTAAACGGCGAGAGATTATTAAAAGGCACAGATTTTTATGTTTCGTTGCCACGCAATGTAGTTTACATTACTAATGACTCAGTATCAACAGACGTTGTTGAAATTGTACAATTCGGAAATCAAATTTATAAAGATCCTAAGGCATATGAAATTTATAAAGATATGTTAAACATTACTCATTATAATAGATATTCTTTAGGTGAAATTAAATTAGCCGCAGATTTAAATTATTACGATACAGAAATTCTAGTAACCGATGCAAGTATGTTAGATAATCCAATTGCTAATAGAAATATTCCAGGAGCAATTAGTATTAATAACGAACGAATCGAATATCTAACAAAAACAGGTAATATTCTCGGACAGCTAAGACGCGGTAGTATGGGGTCGGCGATCGGAGTTAATTATCCAGCAGGAACTAGACTATCTAATGCAGGTGCAAGTGATATAATATCTTATTCTGACACACAGGAAAAAGAAGACTTTATCAGTGGCGGCCCAGTTACATTTGTCTACGACGGTAGCACACACTTTGAACTTAACAGTAAAGTGGAATATGGTAATGGAAATAAAGATAATCTAATTGTTACTGTAAATGATAAAACAATTAAATCTTCTAGTTATACCTTAACAGCTACGTCAACTGGCGGATTTGTAATATTAAGTACGCCTGTGCAGTACGAAGATGGAACTAATATTGCATTAGCAGCTAATGATGTGATTTCTGTCACATCGCTACTAGTAGGCCCATTGAGCTTCGTACCACTACTTTCTGACAGAGCATTTACTGCCCGTAGCAGTATTCCGACAGAATTTAGGATGTGTGACCAAATTGATGTATTTGTTGGCGGCCGCAGACTTAGAAAAGACGCATTAAAAGTTTATTCCGAAGAACTAGGTGCAAGTAGTCCGGGTGCTGATACAATAGTAGCTCCTGAGTTCTCAGTTGATGGTATTAATAATTATATCAGAATAACTGAACCAGTATCAGCCGGCACACGTATCTTAGTAATTAGAAAAACAGGTAGAATTTGGTACGATAGAGCTGAAACTACTGCTAGCAAAGGTATTACCTTACTAGATAATATAAACCCGATTGCAAAATTCATAGATCAAAAGTCGACTGAGTTGCCTGAATAAATAGTATATGGAGAAAAAAGAGCCTAAAATGGAACAAAATCAGAATCATACTAGTAAAAAACCAGAACAAAAACCGCACGAAACCGGCGGGTTCCACTTCGAAGGGCATATCAAAATATTTGATCCCCAGACACAAGAGGTGTTTATTGATAAACGAAATGCCATCCACTATGAAAACATGTCAGTGGCAATGGTTCAAAGTCTTTCAAATCAAGGACAAGGGTGGATTTATCAAATGGCATTTGGTACAGGCGGTACAATTGTTGACCCAACCGGTCTTATTACCTATCTAACTCCAAACACTGTAGGTGTAAATTCAAGTTTATATAATCAAACTTATCAAAAGATCGTTGATCAAAATTCATCTCAAAACACCGATCCTGTAAGAAATAAAATGGAAGTTAGACATATTAGCGGAGCAACATACAGTGATATTATTGTTAGCTGTTTACTAGACTACGGTGAACCAGACGGTCAGGATGCATTTGACAACAGTCAGAATATGAGCGGAAATTTTATTTTTGATGAGCTAGGGTTAAAAAGTTATAACTCAGCAGGAGAGGGTAAACTCTTAACACATGTTATTTTCCACCCAGTACAAAAGTCATTAAACAGACTTTTACAGATTGATTATACGATCCGTGTACAGAGCTTAACTGGTTTCACGGAGGTTTAATAAATGCCATATAACGTAAATTTTACCGACAAAACAAATACAGCTATTCCTGTATATGATAATGTTACTGACGAAAGCACTAGCTTAAAATTTCCAGGGCGCAATGTTACAGGCTACGGCCAAGTTATTGCAGAAAATTTTTTACACCTGCTAGAAAATTTTGCAAGTCCAGCAGATGCTGCCGGCAATGGTCCGGCGAACCCGATTGAAGGTCAGCTATGGTATAACACCACAGACGGTACCTTAATGATTTTTGATAATGTCACTTGGAAAGCAGCAGGCAATATTCAAAAATCTGCCACAGCTCCTGATATTGCAGAAGACAAGGTAGGTGAAATTTGGGTAGACACAGTTAAGCAACAATTATATGTATGGTCCGGAAAAACATGGGTACTGGTCGGACCACAGTTCAGTAGTGAAAATGGATTAAGAACTGGAGTTATTGTTGATTCAATAAGCGATACTGATAACACTACACGAAACATTATTAAACTGCTATCGGATGAAATTCCAGTGGCAATTATTAGTAAAGATTCTTTTGTCCCTAAAATTTCAATTACTGGCTTCGATCAAATAAAGACTGGTATTAATATCAATACATCTCCGATTGGTAATGCAGTATCGATAGCCAAGCTATATGGAACTGCGCAAAGCGCAGAATCTTTAATAGTTGCTGATGCACAAGTTCAGGCTGCTAAATTTTTAAGATCTGATATTATTAATACCACAGAATATAGTTTTAATGTTCGAAATAACCAAGGTATTACTCTAGGTGTTGATGGAACATTTAGATTAACTAATACATTAACATCTGCTTCGATTTATAATGCAACACCCGGAAGTAGTATTGATTTACAAGTTAATTCCGATGGAAACCCTAGTACCACATTGCGAGTAATTGGCAATAAGATAGGTATTAATTTACTAACTCCGCAAGTAGAATTAGATGTTCAAGGAAGTGTTGGTGTAACTAATACTATTCGAATTGCCGGCACTGATAATAGTACAAGTTTCACTAACGGTAGTTTTACTACTAAAGGTGGCGCCGCCATTACAAAAAATTTACTTGTGGGAACAACTTTAGAAGTAGGTGGGCTAACAACATTACATGCAGTTTTGCCTAAATCTTCTAACTCATATGATATTGGATCGGACACATTAAAATGGGGAACTGTTTATGCAAATTCAATTAATGCTGGAACCCTTAAGGGAGTATTAGATGGTGACGTAGCGGGCAACGCTAGAACATCTACAAATTTAAGATTTAAAACCAGTTTCAGACTAGACGGCGATGTTTCGTCGAATTCGGTTCTATTTGACGGCTCGTTCGAAGGGTTAACTAAAGTATTCACTACTAAATTAACCGCCGACATTATTGCTGGTCAAGATGAGCCCTTTCCAAATATTTCAACAGAAGAAGATCAGGTATTGGTATATCGATCAACTGTAGGTCTATTGAAAGAAACCAGAGATGTTTTTGTAGGAGACCTTGGAGTACCGATCGGCGCAATAATGCCATTTGCAGGAGCAAACGTTCCGGACGGATATTTGTTATGCGACGGTAGCGAACAAGAAAAAGCCAAATACAAAGCATTATATGATGTAATCGGCGATGTTCATGGGGTTCCGACTAAAGGAGCCGGTACATTTGTATTGCCAGACCTAAGAGGCAGATTTTCATTGGGCCTTGATAATATGGACAATGGAACACAGGTACCTAACATATCTGGATACGGTGGATATACTGATGCTGGTGGCGGAACAGCTAATAGAATCCCAGGCACATCTGGAAAAACACTTGGCGGCAGCGCAGGTTCAGCAACAAATTCTCTAAACATTAATAATTTACCGAACCATCAACATAATTTACAACCACTAGATCATCCGGGCGTACAGTATTCTGTAGTTAGGTTAGATAGTGCACCAGTAGCAGGTACCAGTCCTGGGTCAGGGCCAGGGCCAACAGCCGCCGGCCAAGCGCAATACTTTAATGCAACTGGGGGTATCGATACAACAGCATCGTTGGGAACGGAATTTAGTATTCTAAATCCGTACCTATCTTTAAATTACATCATTAGATCCGGCATGCCGGCATTCTAATAACGGAATAAACTATGTCTTATATTATAAACAAAACAGATGGAAGTATATTAGCAACGGTAGCCGATGGACAGCTTGATCAGTTATCATCTGATTTAACACTCATCGGTAAAAATTACAGCGGGTTTGGAGAAGCATTTAACGAAAACTTGATCAAGTTATTAGAAAACTTTGCTAACACAGTACCACCGAGTCACCCTATTAAAGGTCAAATTTGGTTTGATGGAAGTGAATCAAAACTTAAAGTTTATAATGGATCAAGTTTTGTTCCGGTAAGCTCTGCTACAATATCAAATGCACAACCATCCACACTAGGGGTCGGCGACTTATGGTTCGATAACGTTAATAAACAGTTATTTTTCTTTGACGGGACCAATACAATTTTATTAGGACCATCTTACTCAGCAAGCCAAGGTAGAAGCGGTTTAATTGTTTCAACTATTTTAGATTCATTAAATCAGACTCGAGTTATTACAACATTATATGATAACGGATCATTGTTAGGTATTTTTTCGAAAGATTCGTTTACACCTAAACAACCAATTATTGGATTTAGTGGAAGTATTATATCCGGTTTTAATGCAGGAACGATTTCTGGTTTTAAATTTAATGTAACAGCAACAAATGCTGAGAAGTTAGGAAATGAACCAGCAGCATTATATCTTAGAAAAAATGCCGATAATATTATAAACGGACAGTTAACTGTTACAGCAAACAGTGGAGTGTTGATTGGTGATTCACAACAAGCACAGATATCTGTAACTAACGGAAATGTTTCCCTTGTTAATAACTCTGAAAATAGTAATATTTCGATTAAGGTATTTCGCGGTCGTGCAAATGATATTCCGATTGATATTAATGCGGCAAGCCAAACTCTTAGCTTGTATAGATTAAACCCAGGCAGTGAAGTTATTGTTGGCGGTAATCTAACTGTTAACGGAAATTTAACAGTGGCTGGAGATTCAGTAACAATTAATGCAAGTACACTAACAGTTGAAGACAAGGCAATTGAACTTGCTAGACAAACAGGAATAACCCCAACTGATGCCAATGCCGACGGCGGTGGAGTGATTCTAAAAGGATCATCGGATAAAACATTCTTATGGACACAAGCTACTTCCTCATGGAATAGTTCAGAAGATATTAATCTCGCCTATGGTAAAAAATTAAAAGTTAATGGTGTCGAAGTTATATCAGGAACAGCATTAGGTGCTGGTATTACAAGTATTCCGGGTGTAACAAGTTTCGGTACACAATCAAGTTTGGTAGTTGGACCGGTATTACCAGATGATAATACATTACTAGTAGACCTTCCAAGTTTAGTACCATCTGGTAACCCGCCAACACCGACTCTAAGAATAGATAGAAATAGAATATCAACAGTTATTGCTAATAGAGATGTTGAAATTGCACCAAACGGTACAGGTAACGTTGCGTTAAAACAAGTCACCGGTATCAGATATATTGATCAAGTTACCGTAGGAAATCCAAGAATTACAGGAATGGGCGATCCTTTAGCATTACAAGATGCGGCTACAAAAAATTATGTCGATACTGTAACACAAAGTAGACCTTTGGTCTTTAGCATGGATGTTTCAGATGCAATTTCTAATGCAGGCATTGCTGGTTGGTTAACTCAAGTAGCACCACCGGGTGAATACAGGAACGGCACAATTGCAAGAATATTATGTACATCGTTATCAAATTCATCAACAACAATTAACATGAACAGTTATGTAACAGCCCATCCTACTGAATTTATAACTCCAGACGCTCCGGGTTCTTTAGTTCCAGGCGGAACAGCGTTTGGTGTTGACAATGTTAGTTTCACTCCAGTAACAGTATCTCCGCAAGTAATTTCTGTATATAGAGTAGTGAAAGTTTACCAGGTGATTACAGGCGCCTGGACATTTGTGGCATAATAAAGGGGCGAACAAGAATGTCATACGTACTTAATAGATATAACGGTAGTCAATTAATGGTTTTAGATGACGGAACCATTGATAATTCAACTAGTATCAATCTAATCGGTCGTAACTATACAGGTTACGGCAGTATTCAAAACGAAAACTTTTTATATCTATTAGAAAATTTTTCTAATTCTGCTGCGCCGTTAAGACCGTTGTCTGGCCAGCTGTGGTATAATAGCACAACTAAAACGTTAAAATTATACGACGGTGTAGAATGGAAATCAGCAGCATCGGCGAATGTTGGAATAACTCCACCTACAGCAGGTGAAGGTGATTTTTGGTTTAATACAACCATTAACCAACTTAATGTTTATAGTAGCGGCAAATGGAAGGTCATTGGCCCAGAAGGTGTTGCTGGATACGGCGACACAAAAATTGTCGGTATTGAATTAACAGACACAAATGTTCTTAAGCACCCAGCATTGTTAGTTAAAGTAGATGGAACAGTTGAAGCAATATTTTCCTCTGTCCGATACGAAATTGCTGACTCAAATGCGATTGTAGGATTTAAGACATTAGAACGTGGGATTAATGTTCCGTCAGATTCTTTTTTCGGTGGTAATTTAAGAGGGAATGCCGATACTGCGACCTCTCTTAAAAATTCTCCAAAGATTAACGGTTTTGTTTTTACTGGTGCAAGTGATGTTACTATTAAATCCTCAACAATTGGATCATTGAATAAAGGTGCATATATTATAGGTAGTAA